ATGAATACTTGACCTGATGCTTCAGTCACACTTAGCCCTTTACGGACTAAGATTAACATTTTGACCCGAAGTCCAATGCCACATTCAACTAAAGCAACTGTTACCAGTTAGGGCGGTCACGCTGTACCCTTTTACACTCATCTTATTATGACGCTACAGTATGAATCTAGTTGAACTCACGCATACTGTATGTAGGATGTAATTGTCAACAGAGCCTACTCTTTATAGCTTTACGTATACTAAACCCAGATCTTTTCAAGCAAGTGATCTACGTCCTGTCAAGGATAGTGGTTTTAGTCTCCGCTACTGCACGGAAGTTCCTTCCCCAGCGCAACCCTAGTGCCTGGTTTTATGGGTGTCATATATCGGCGACACAAGCCTATCAGTAGTAAATGAGTACGGGGGAGTTTAAGGGAGTTAGCGGTTTACGCAGGGAGTATATTGATTTATCTGCTGTACAGATGAGTTAACCGTGCAGTTAAAGTTTATTTTTAATATGATTTTTATGCACTTTGAGTGAGATGATGCCGTTGTAGTAGTCTGTAGATTCTAATACTTTTCTATCAAATTGTTCTTTTGCTTCTATGTAAGAGCATACTGCTTTTGCGTTGCAATAGTGCAGTATCTCTCTTTTAAATTTATCTGTGCCTAGTTGAGCTATGTCTGCTAAAAGTTCTACACTTGAGCCATAATATGTTTGCCAATCGGATTCAATCTGACTCTTGATCTTCTTCCGCTTTTTTGTACCATTTTTAAGTTTAACAACCCGGTATGTGGTTTTAGAAAACTTTGACAGCTTCTTTCCCACATACATTCGGTTGTTAGTTAGGTTTGTTATAAGGTACACAAACCCAACACAGTCATCAGGTAATGAGTCTACAACAGTATCGTTGTAAAACCACATTACTTTGGAGCAGCAGCCAACGCTTCTTTTTCAGCAGTAATTTCTTTACGGCGTTCTTTGATGGCTTTGCTCATTTCCTGTAGTGCTTTACGAGCACGGGCAGCAGCGGCCTTAACACCTTTGCCTGCGAACTTTTCGTTCTCAGACTTGTATGCTTCAAATTGTTCTAATAGTGTTTCATGAGTTGTCATGTTGTTTCCTTTAATTTTCAATTACCTGTGTATCTGCTTCTAGCATAGTGAATCCATTTTCCTTAACAACCATAAGCACGTTATTAACACGACTTGCTAGTTCATCTCGGTGTGAGATTAAGAAAATATTACGATTCATCTCTCGACCCATTGACTTTAGAACTGACATAGAGTGTTCAATGCCCACACTATCCATTCCAGAATCAACAAGCTCGTCAATAAACATCAAGTTCATTGGCTCAGTGAAGCTTTCGTACACATCTCTAAAACTCCAGCTCAATGCCAGAATTAAACGATTTCGTTCACCTCGACTCAAATTATCAAAATCGAAACTTTGTCCTAGTTGGCTAATGTCTACTTCCAAATCACTTTTAAATGTGACAGTGTGTGGTAGTTGTAGTTTGTCCAAATAGTAACCTAGTCTATGATTTAGATACGCTAAGTTCTGTTCAATAATTCGCTTTCGTACAAAAGAGTCTTTGCTGGTTAATAACTTTAACAAAAACTCTTGATGCTCAAGTAGCTTACTTACTTTGTTTATGTCGTCCCAGCTAACCAAAGCTAGGGCAGTATGTTTCATTGCTTCGATCTGTTCCTGGTAAGGATCTTCTTCTTGAGTCTTTAACTCAAGCTGCCGACGGATGTTTTCAAGATTATTCTTGTGTGCAGCCGCGTCAGTGACGTCTTGATATTTGGTCTTTGGACGATCACCTAGAACACCAATGCTACGAACAGCCATGTCAGCTTGTGCTAGATATCCATGTTCTTCACGAAGCGCATTAACTGTTAGATCCACAGCAGACTGTGCATCAGTGGCCATTTGGTCATGTTTCTCATCATGTACATCTTGACCACAACTGGGGCATTGGTGATCCTTGATAGAAGCCAGGCTCTTTTGTACCACGCCTAGTGCATCTTGTAGCTTCTTGACATTACTTTGACGAGTAGCTAATTCTTTATTGGCCAGCTTGAGTCGGTTCTCGTTTTCTTTGTAAAGGGCAACAGCACGGTGAGCTTCTAACTCTGCTTCAATATCAGTGTTTTCTAATTCTGAAATAGCAGCCACAAAGGTTGTTACATCAGATTCTTTCTTACTAGACCAAACACGACTGCGGCGCTCTAAATCATCGATGCTGGTTTGAACACGGGCATTGCTTTCTTGCAGGGCCTTGATACGTGACTCTTCATCTTTGATGTCGTCTTTACTTTTCTTAATGAACTCGCGAAGGATCTCGGCCTTTTCACTTAACTGAGTAATGCCAAGCAGTTCTTCAATAATATCACGTTGCTCACCACTCTTAAGACTTAAGAAAGGTTGTGTATAAGTGTTGAGCGCAACAAGGTGCTTGAACATTTCACTACTCATACCTACTACACGTTCAATTGCTTCTTGCGTAACACGATTTTCACCAGCACCTTCGTCTGTATTTGCTTCGTTAACATCTTGGTCGTCAACTAAGAAGCGAAGCAGGTTAGGCTTACGTCCACGTTCAATCGTATACTTAGATCCATTCTTTTCAAACTCAACAGTGACCAACATACCTTTGGCATTGGTCTTGTTAATTAAGTTTTCTTTACGGATGTTAGTTAGCGCATTGCCGTAGATAGCATAGGATAGTGCATTGACCATTGTAGTTTTACCTACGCCGTTGCGAGCACCGTCACCACCTAAATCGAGATTGTTACCAAGTACTAGCGTCAAGCCATGTTGGTTCATGCGAAGGCCCTGGGTAACATTGCCCACGCTCATGAAGTTTTTAATTGTAAGATTGTTAAACTTAATCAAACTGTTAGTCCCTGATAAATTTGTGTTAGAATTTGACGATCTATAACATCAGACTCGATTGCCTGGATCTGATTGAGCACGATTGCATCAACAGACTCAAATTGAATCTCCCCGCCTGTCCACTCGGTTGCGTGTTCTTCTTTCTTACCGGGAATAAGACTTAACTCACGCATGTTATAAGCTTCTGCCCATTGCTCTTTAATATATGTAGCTTCCTCAAATGAGATATCTACGTCAATTGTAATGCGGGCAAATGTTTGAGCATCAAACAATTCTTCATGTCGATCAATGGCCTGAGTCAGTGTAAGCGTTTTAAACTTGGGAGCCATTGGCCATGTGCGAAAATCTGGTTCACCACCGTGCTCTAAGAACATACAGCCTCGTTCGTCATCCCAGGCGTCTGCGTAGTTGTGCGGGAAGCAATTGCCCATGTATATAATGTTGCCTTTGCGCTGGCGCTTGTGAAAGTGTCCTGAAAATACAAGTTCCTGATTAGGAAAATGTCCAGCATTAAGTCCACCATGATCTGGCATTTCTACCATGGCGTTCATTTTAAAGCTAGGCAGTTCAAAGTGTCCAAATACATAGCGACTCTTCAGCTTTTTCATAGTCTCCCACTCGTCGCCTACTAGCCAAGGAACAATAGTCATGTCACCTACTGTCAATGGCTCATCAACAAGTACAACATTACTCAAATGCTTGGCGAATGGCAGCGAGTTGATCTCGCGCTTCTCACGATATGCAAGATCATGATTGCCCATAATAACATACACCTTTTCAAAGTTCTCCGAGAGATACTTGATATTGGATGTGGTGTAGTTTAATGTGCTTACGTTTACAGTGGACCGATTGTTATGCCAGTCACCAAGAAAGATGCATGTTTCAGCACCTTCTCGCTTGGCTTCTTCTACCATCCACTTGATAAAGTTTTCACAGTCATTGTTGTGACTACGACTGTTATTGCGTAGTCCAAAGTGAATGTCTGTGAAGCAAACTGCTTTTTTAAAAGATTGAGTCATCAGTTATTATAGCATTTCTTCAAGCGTGTGTCTACAACGGACCAGCTCGTCTTTAAGGAAAAGTTTTCGTTTCTTAAGAGTTTGGGCAACTGGCGTATCGTTTTGATGTTGTTGTTCAAGGATCAATAATTGTTTTTCAAGACTATCGTGATGGATCACTAAGTGATCAATATGTCGCTTTAAGCTATCTGGATGTTTCATGTTTACTCCTTAGTTAAGAATGGTGCAAGCTCGGGTGCCTTCCAACCTAGTGGCTTAAGGACCTTGCCATCTTCCCGCTTGCGGACCTTGCCTGTTTCTTTATCCACTTTGGCAAAGTTAGTCATCATAACTTCTTTCCAGCCGCCTTCGGCATTCATTCCTGCCGAATGCATAGCACCAATGGTAACAACTACAATGTCTAGCAGTGCATCAAGTGTCTCGACCATGTCAACTGGACCTACTTGCTCTCCAGTCTCTAAGTCGATACCTTGTGCTACTTGCAGCTCGTCGAATTCTTCTTTGATGAGTTTAAGATACATTTTGAATTGTGCTTGATTGCTACCGTCGACACTTTGGTCGCAAGCTCGCATGAATGTCTCTTGGTCACGGAACGGATTTGTCATTATGCTTCCTCGCTGTCTTCTAAAATAATTTCTGAAACTTCGATATCAGCATCTACATCAATGTCTAACTCAATGTCAGTTGCAGGCGCTTCTGTTTCAAGGTCAGCAGACGCTGGATCTTTGAGTGCATTAAAACGTTCAATGCCTTCAAGGTGTGCTTGTTGGCTTTCCATCTGTCGAGTCCAGCTTGGCATTTGACCCGAATCACATAACAAGTCGTCACGGATATCACGTTGACGTTTTTCTACGTTAAGCACACGAGTAAAACTGTTTGTAACTGCGGCAGTGTAATAAGCAAACGGGTTTTGTGATTTACCTTCGTCAAACTGTAGTGCAATTTGTGTTAACTGAATCAAAGCCTGGCCACGCATTTCGTCTACATAGCTATAGCCGCGCCAGTTGCTTCGAAGGCTGTAACGTTCGCATAGTTTCAAGAACATTGCACCAAGACGATTTGTAATCTGTCCATGATCTTTGCAAAACTCTCCAGTTGCTAAATCGCCTTTCCAATGACTACGAATCACTTCCCGCCAGGCACCATCTTCATTTTGAACAAAGTGCTTGAATGGGGGAAAGTTTACCTTGGCGCGATGATCAGCAATGCTCTTTGGATTGTTTTTACGTCCCGGCTCTAGTGGAATATGTTCAAATGTCATCATGCGGATAACAAGATCAGTAACTGGAATCTTTTTAGGATTTACTTCAAATTGATCTTGTTTTGGCTTGGTACTTGCTTTGCCCTTGGCAGCTTCCCATTCGGCAATAGCAGCTTGGTAGGCAGCAGTTTGCATCCTGGCTGCACGAGCTTCACGTGCCAAGTTAACAGCACCTTCGGGGCATGCTTTGGTCTTACGATTATGAAAACTCTTTAATTCGGTTACAATGTAATCATACTGTTCAAATTCTTTGCCCTCTTTCCAGCAGTAGTTCATTTTACTTGCATGGATTGCGGCCAAGATATCTTTGTTTTTTAGGTAAATGGTTGTTGTTTTTTCGGTCATGTGTAGCTCCTTGTGTTAAGTATAACATAGAGTTGCGGCCATTGTCAACGGTAATATACCTACTTTATAGAAACGGTAAATAGGTATGGAGAAACTTTTAATGAAGATCAATGAGCTAAATTCCCGCATAGTTGCAGTGTACGCTGGACGCTTCCACCCGTTCCACCATGGACATGCTGAAGTGTTTCGTGAACTCGCGAGCAAGTTTGGCATCAACAATACTTACATCACCAGTAGCGGCAAAGTGGAGCCAGAAAAGAGTCCGTTTACATTTGCTGAAAAATCCGCAATGATGCAGGCAGCTGGTGTGCCGGCCAAGAACATTGTAGAAGAAACAGTGCCATACGCACCTGTTAATTTGCCATCAAAATTGGGACTTGACCCAAATAAAGATGTTATGGTGTTTGGTGTAGGTGCAAAGGACATGGCCGAAGATCCACGTTTTGGTTTCAAGCCATTGAAAGACGGCTCTCCAAGTTACTTCCAGCCATACACTGGCAAGAATTTACAGCCATTCAGCAATGCTAAAAATGCTGATGGTACCCGTGCTGGCCATGCTTACATTTACCCTGTGCGTGATGTACAGTTTAGCATAGCAGGACAAACAATCAACAGTGCAAGCCAAATTAGAAACTTGTACAAAGCAGCAGATGATGAAGGACGTGTGGCAATGTTACACGAATTATATCCTGATGGTGGCGCATTGATTGACAAAATTAAACGCATCTTTGATGCCAAGTTAGGATAACATTGTGGCTAATTTAGAAAGCAAAGTCCAAATTGAATTCAAAGCATTTGCCGAAATGGGCACAACAGATGCAAAAGGTTATAAAACCGGCGAAAACGACAGCCGATCACCTACCTATAAAGGGCCAAGCAACAATCACATTTTGGTCTGGCCAAGTACTCCTAAGATTTCTCAAAGCATTGAAGTGAATTACAGCACATGGGAACTGCAACACACCAACTATCAGCCCAGTGCGTTTGGTAATCGCTCAACTCCAGTGGTGACTATTAGTGGTCCTTGGTTTAGCCGCACAGAAGATGAAGCAAAGAAAACATTGACTGCTATTCATTTATTACGTAGTGCAACCAGTATGTTTTACGGCCGTGAAGATAAAAACAAAGGAACACCTCCTCCAATTGGTCGTTTAAATGCACACGGCTTGTATGCAAATACTCCAGTTGTTGTAAAAACGTTTCAGTACGATTACCCAAACGATGTTGATTACATCACCGTTGACATGTTCAACGGTAAACAATCGGTACCTGTACTATTTGAAATGAGCGTTAGTTTGATCGTACAAATCAATGCAGTTGAAGCAGTTAAAGATTATACTTTAGAAAACTTCTATACTGGCAAGTTATTAGGAAACGGATATATTTAAAATGGCAACCACTGGAAAGAACCAATACGCTGATACACCAATTCAAGACTTTTATCTAGACTTGGCCAAGCTGCCAACGTCAGCAGATATCACAGACGGTAAAACAACAGAAACTATTGTCGTTGGGCCCAAATACCAACATCGTCCAGACTTGCTGAGTTATTCGCTGTATGGCAACAGCAGCTATTGGTGGGTGATTGTACTTCTCAATCGTAACCAACTGAAAGATCCTATTAGAGATTTAAAAACAGGAATGGTACTTCGCGTACTAAGCAAAGCAGACATTGCTGGAGTGATATAATGGCTACCAAACCAACGTACAATGATGATGTCGGGTTACCCGACATTCACTATAATCCTTTACAAGATTACCGTAATGTAACTTACACTACTCGTTTGACAATGATGCCGTCACTTGAAGCAACAAAAACAAGACATGATAGAAGTTATGATTACAAAAAAGGTATTGTGTTATGGGAAACTGGCGGCGCTGGTACAGTGTATCTCGAAGAAATGACAATGGAGTGTGTAGGCGCAGGCAACAGCACTGGTAATTATGTAACAGCACAACCAGTTAGTTTTAAAGGCAGAATAGTTGAACCATTGGGCGGTAGATTTATTGAAGCATTAACTTTGTCGGCATTAGATTTGGGCTATAGTAATACTGCTGACGGCGTGTGTTTATTTGAAATTTCATTTACAGGATATAACACAGATTCTGATACCCCGGAGCAATGCAAAGGGTGGGACAACGAAGAACTAACATTTCGTTGGTACATACGATTAACTGAATTAAACATGCAACTTGACTATAAGGGTAGCACATATGACTTTTCCTTTGTAGAAGTTTCGGGACAAGTCCTAAACACTGATTATAATACGCTGGAAGACGGCTTTAGAATGGTAGGGTCACCTGAGACTATTGGAAGTTTTTGTAAAGAGTTTTCCGACGCACTCAACTTGCGCGAAGAAGAACATGTCAAGGCTGGCATTCGTTGTATTCCTCACAAGTATGTGATTACTGCTCACAAAGATATTGCAAATTTAAAAGTCAAGAGCGGCTTTTGGTCAAGACAAACATTTAGTATGTTAATTGGTCGCGGCGAGATTCAAGGCAAGCCTGGCATGACCGTGCAGCAATTTATATTGAATCAAATTGCTAATAGCGAAGACATGATGAAACATTTGCATCGTATTCCCGAGAAAAAGGATTATAATAGTCCCGAAGTTAAGCCTGGCCAAATACATATTGTTCCTCGATCAGTGGTTGTGATTCCAGGAGCAAAGGATGTAGAATTAGATAAAGCGTATGCATTTGACCCTAAATTAGGCACGTCTGCTAAAGAACTACATTTCTTTATAACTACCAAAGAGGATGCACGTACAATCATTAGTCCACAAGAGTACAAGGATGCACAGGATCCGCTTCAGCGTGATGCTCGTGTACAAAATTGGATTAAAAAAGGATTGCTACGAAAAGTTTACAGGTGGATTTACACTGGCGAAAATTCTGAAGTACTTAATGTAGAATTAAAACTTAATAACATGTGGCGTAATGTTAGACCACTGTGGGTTAGTTCGGCAACAGGTAAAGCAATTGCACCCACAGCAACTTCCTCAACAGCTCAACAAAAGTCTCCGGCAGCAACAGGTGGAAAGGCAATTGCATGCAATGATGCCAAAGTAGTCAGCGCAAAACAAGAACGTGTTGCCCCAACGTATGCAGAAGATGCAGAGTTTGATCCGCAGACTGGTAAAATAAAACCCAGAGAAGGTTGGTATCCACACATGCCACAGTTTTATCATATGAACGTGGGTGTCCAACAACAAAGCCAGCAAGGAGCACTAGCGCCAGCTAATGCAAACGAATACGCAGTCTATAGGCAGATTGGCGCAAACATGGCCGGAAGCGGGGAAATGACAAAGTTAACTTTAGAAGTAGTCGGAGACCCGTATTGGTTAATGCAAATTCCCGGATCGCCTGGAAAGCCGCCGTGGAATGAAGATGTATGGGAATATGAAAAAGAACAACTCACCGAAGATCAAATGGCCGAAAAGAGAAAGAAAACTGCTACACACACGTGGCAGCCGTTCATTTATTTTGATGCTCAGATACCATCTGCTACAAATAATCCATACACAGATACTATGAAATTGCGTGAAGCAGAAGCACTTAGCGGCGTATATTTTATTACAATGTCAACAAACAAATTTACTAAAGGTAAATTTACTACGTCGTTGGCGTGTGTAAGAGAAGCATTGTCTAATCCATGGAAAGGCAAAGTTAAACAGACTGCAACCGCATCAGGTTCGACTCCCGGTAATGCATCGGCTACAGGTCCAAACAATGCAAACCCAAAGACAAAATAAGGATATAAATGCAAGCAAATAATAAAGGTGGAGCAAGTGGAGGTGCAGCAGCAGTTGGCAGTAAGATGCATGGGGTATTCCTTGGCAAGATAAAAGATAACATTGATCCCGACGGCTTAGGCAGATTACGAGTATGGATTCCGCAATTGAGTAATTCAGTAGAATCAAATAAGCAAAGTTGGTTTACTGTGCGCTATTGTCCGCCTTTCGCTGGCGCAACAAACACCCAGGACGAATCACAAGCCAAGGACGCAACCAAGTACGCACAGACAAACCAAAGCTACGGCATGTGGATGGTGCCCCCAGATAAAAACGTGCAAGTCATTTGCAGTTTCATTAACGGAGAACTGAGTCAAGGCATCTGGTGGGCATGCATGCCGCACGATGGCCACACTCATGCGCTGCCGGCTGTGGCGTCGGGCACAACACATGCAGGCGAAACAGTTCCATTGGCTGAACGCAATAGATACAACACCGCTGACCCTGATCCCGAGCGCAGACCTACACATCCGTTAAACAACGTAATTAGACGTCAAGGTCTTGAAAAAGATTTGCGTCGAGGTCACATTAATGCTGGCCCTTTTAGAAACAAAGGCAAGCATACTGGCTTGGCATATGGAATTTTATCACCTGGACAACATCAGTTAGTAATCGACGATGGCGAAGGTTTTAAAAACGGTCAAATTAGATTACGCACAGCCTCGGGCAATACGTTTATCATGGACAATGACGAAGGCTTCATTTATTTTGTCAACGCAACAGGCAATGCCTGGATGCAACTTGATAAAGAAGGCAACGTAGACGTTTATGCAGGCGGCTCGTTTAGCGTAAATGCTGGAGAAAGTATTAACCTTCGCGCTGGCAATAACATTAACTTAGATGCTGGCAGCAATATTAATGCAGGCGCCGCAAATAACGTGGAAATAGAAGCATGCCAAGTATTCAATGCAACTGGTACAACCGGAATGAAGTTAAGCACTGGGCAAAACATGAACATTTTGGCAGATAGTCAATTTAAAATGACCGGCCAGCGTATTGATTTAAACGGGCCTCCAGCAGAACGTGCAACTTTACCAACACCAAACAGTCTGGCAACAAACACCACAGTTGGCAAGAGCATTGCCGGCCGTGTACCCGAAGCTGAACCATATGGCGGCCACGTCAGTAAAGGTGGCGAGCAGCCTACTGTAGTCACAGGTTCTGCTCCGATTGACGATCCTGTAATTACGCCATCACCAGAAAGTTATGCAGATAAGCCATCACCAGAAGAAACAAATGCAATTGATTGTGTACCAGAACCAACTAAGAGTGTATTAAGTGACGAAGGATTTAAGGTTTTAAAAAGTCGCGAAGCATATTGCGGTATCATGTACAGCGACTTCCAAGGTTACAGCATTGGATACGGTATACGTTTAGATATTTTTGGTCCAGGTGGCGGCGGCAAAATTGATGAAAACTTAAAGAAGGCACTGTTGGCGGGCCCAAGCGAGCCCGAAGCACGTTTGGCGAGTCGTCAAATTATTGATCGTGAAAATACACCACGAGTTATGCGAGCACTTGAAAAGGCAAAAAGTAGTGCAGGCAAGACAGTTTGTATTACACAGTCTCAAATTGACGGCTTAATTATGGCCTCGTACAGCAGACCAACAGCAGCTGATCAAATGGCAGCAGACTTGGTTGCAGCCGCAGCTTCAACCGCAGACGGTAAGCCCACTAACGAAGCCATTGCTAAAATTTGGGCAAATTCAAACTATAATAACAGTGCTCAGGTTCGTAATAGCGATGCAAAATATGCAATGACCGGAAAACCAAATGCTGACACACGAGTAATGGAACCGTCACAGCTACAATCAGAAGGAATTAAGCGAGATTTATCTCGCTTAAAGAACAATAAAGTGCAACTGCCCAACTCTAGTGAGTGGCGTACCCCGTATGGCAACGGCGGCCAATCGGGGACAAAAGTTGACAATACTTACGGAAAACCAACACCACAGCATCTGGCGCAATGGGAAAGAAGCTATTATCTAAATACTGGAGCGGTTCCATATGGTAGTAACTTGACAGTAGAACAATTGCGTGACAAGTATGGTTCCCCGCATACTGGCGGCAATAATCCTCCGGGCACAGCAGCGGCCGGCAATGCATCAAGTGCTAATATGGCATAAGATAAAACCCAGCTTATTAAAACTTGGTAAATAGGTGTATGCCAAGTTACACATCAAAATTCCGCGGGTACAGCTCAATTGGGACTACTTTTTTAAATCCAGTCCTATACGATCTTGCCCTCGCAAAACAAGACTTACTAAACCACTTTAATACTCGCAAAGGCGAACGTATTATGATGCCAGAATTTGGCAGCATAGTATGGGATATGCTTTTTGAACCGTTGGATGATTATACAATCAATCTAATTGACGCTGATGTACGGTTAATTATTAAAAGTGATCCGCGTTGGTCATTACAAGGTGTAACTATTAGCGAAGGCCCAAATGCACTTAACATTGAAGTTATAGTGACATATTTGCCCACAGAAGAAGAAGTATTACTACCATTAGTATACGATAAAGGAACGAACACATTATGAGCCAGACACGACGCCTAGGACAGTTAAATGCCGCTGAAAGCTGGCTTAACAATTATCGTTATCTAGTAAACGCAGATTTTAAAGCGTACGACTTTGAAAGTCTAAGAGCTGCATTATTAGAGCACATCCAATTAAACTATCCCGAAGACTTTAACGACTTTATTAGTTCAAGTGAGTACGTTGCACTTGTTGACTTGATGGCGTTCATGGGACAGAACTTATCATTCCGTGCAGATTTAAACCTACGCGAAACATTTTTAGAAACAGCAGAAGTTCGTGGCAATGTATTAAGTATTGCTCGTCAACTTGGTTATAAGCCATTCCGTAACGGCGCAGCCACTGGCTTCTTAAAGATTACTTCTGTAACAACTACACAAGAATTATATGACAGCAAGGGCACAAACTTAGCTGGCAAAACTATTGTGTGGGCCGATCCCTTGAACTTGGATTTCAATGAACAGTTTTCTTTAATTTTAAATCAAGCATTAAACAAATCTAATCCAATTGGTCGTCCTGTAAGTTCAATGTCTGCCAATGGTACTACACGTCAGATTTACGAACTTGACCAGCCAAGCACACGAACAATGGTTGAAACATTTTCGTTAACTGCAAGAAACAACAATAGCTACTCGTGCGAATTAGTCCCAATCGTCATTGACTCGACTACTGAGCTTGCAACAGAAAATACTCCAAACCCTTACGGTCGTCAGACAGTGTTGTTTAACAATGACGGATCTGGTTATGGATCGAGCAGTAACGGCTGGTTCTTTATGTTCAAGCAAGGTGCTTTAAAGTTTGAAGACTTTGTATTGACCACACGAGTAGAAAACCGTGTAATTGATCTACAAGGTAGTAACATCAACGAAACAGATATTTGGGTGCAAAGTGTTGACTCACTTGGTCAAGTACTTGACCAGTGGACTCCGGTTCCAAACACAAACAATAAAAATATTGTGTTCAACGCAGTAGCCAAAGACGTACGAAAAGTATACGAAGTTATTACTCGCGAAAATGATTCAGTATCGCTAAAGTTTGGGGACGACATTTTTGCAGATATCCCTACAGGTAATATTCGTGTATGGTACCGCGAAAGTGCAAATGAAACATTGACAATTTCTTCTAACGATGTAGCAGGATTAGAGACGTCGATTCGTTTTGTTGACGGGACGCTAACAGAGCAAGATTTAACAATTACTCTTGAACTGTCAACAGCCGCTTCAAGTACAGCAGGCGAAACATTAGAACAAATTAAAAATAGAGCAAGCCGCACAAGTGCAAGTCAAGACCGTATGATTACAGCGTCTGACTACAACATTTATCCAGAAGGCAAAGTAAGCGGGGTTGATAAGATTAACGCAGTCAATCGAACACATGCTGGCCAAAGTGTTTACGCTGACTTATCAGATCCAACTGGTACCTACCGTCCGGTGATTACATTTGCCGATGATGGCTTTATCTACGAAACTGAAGTAGTTTCTTCTACTACTCGTGATTCATTGGTAGGCACACAAGAGGTTTTGTCTTGGATTGAAAATAGTTTATTAAACAGACACTTGCATCAGTTATACTATAAAAAATATACTCCAATAACGCCAGCAGCTGGCGTTGGTGTTAAGTGGGTAACAGTAAATTCTGGAAATGCAACCACAACTGGTCACTTTTCAGTTGTATCAAATAATGCGCCGCTACGAGTTGGTCGCGGAAGTCCAGACATCCGATATAGAACCATTGGCAAGAACAGCCTGGTAAAAACTGCTGGCGGCAAGTGGAGCCGTGTACTAGACGTATATCGTGAAGGTCTTGGCGTAAGCGATAACGATGGCAATAACACTGGCTTACGTGCCAATGGCCAAGGCTCTGTGTTCTTAAATTCTATCTTGACATCTACAGGTGTTGAAGCATGGTTTCCTGCATTACGCACAATTTTTACTCCTACTGAGCAACGAGAAATCCTTGCTGAAATTCGTGCTGCCCGCGGCTTTGGTTTAAAGTATGTAAACACATCGACTCAGCCAGACCGTTGGAAAATTATTTCAGTAGACTCTGTTGAAACAACAGGAAATCTTGTTGCCCCAACTGAACAAAACTCAACGTCTGGATCAAGCTGGTTAGTACGTTTAGATTACGATACAACAACAGGCGCTTGGACATTGTTCACACGTAACGATCAAACAGTGTTTGGCAGTGTTGATCAGTTAACATTCCATAATCAACGTTTTGGGCAAGCATTTGATTCATCATCAAAACGAGTACTCAAAGATACTATTAAATTTTTAACACAAAACGGATTGGCGTCGGAGTTATCGCTTGATGTTGCAGACTACTTTAAGTTAGATGATGGTAGATGCGATTCAACTAGAGTTATGTTACTACTTCCCGGACTAAATGAAAACTTAGCACCAAATGATCCAGATGTAATCAGTAAACTCATCAATGGAACCATTCAACTTGAACGTGTATCGTTTGTTGACACCAAAGGCCAATATACATTAAAACCAAGTAATCAGCTTGGCGTTGCAACGCCGGGAAGAAAAGATTTAAAAGTACAAAGTACTCATGTTCCGTTAAGGGATAATCGAGTTGATGCATCAACAACGAATATTGTTGATATGTATGTACTAACATCAAACTATAATAGTGCATACCGCGCCTGGGTAAACAGCGGCGCCGATGCAACAACAAAACCACTACCTCTAACTTCGTACGGTTTAGAAAAGCTAATGAGTGCAATTGTTCCTTACAAGAGCATTAGTGACAGTATTATTTTCCATCCTGTAAACTATAAAGTTATTTTTGGTAAAAATGCAGACAGTAGAAATCAAGTTACTATTCGCATTACCAAGAGCGACACTACTCGAATTAGTGACGCCGAAATTCGTAGTCGAGTAATTACTGCAATCAATGATTACTTTGCAGTTGATAACTGGGATTTTGGCGAAACATTTTATTTCACTGACATGGCTTCGTGGATACATAAGTCGTTAGGTGGAATTATTAGTAGCATTGTTTTGATACCAAAACAAAAACAATTAACAAGCAATGACTTGTTTCAAATTCCATGTGAAGATAATGAAATTTTTATCAGTAGCGCAACTGTAAACGACGTTGAAGTTGTTTCAAATTAATAAGGCAAAGAGATGGCAAAAGATCCAAAAAAATTAAACCCTGAAAATCCATACAGTAAAACGTATCCGGGTCAGGATTTAAACACAGGTGTTTCTCCGGGGACAACTGATCTGCTTCCTGCAATTTTTAAAACTGAAACTAATAAGAAAGTTCTAAGTGCAATAGTTGAAGACTTATTTCAACCAAGTTCAATTGAAACATTAAACTATGCAGTTGGACGTAACAGAACAAAGTTCACAGGCTTAGATTATTTGCCACATCCAATTGCTCGTAGACAATTGGAAACTGGCCTGGCACTGTTTAATGACACTGGTGTGTCTGTGTTAACAGCCGACGACATTGCAACAGCATGGGAGTTAAATGATAGAACAAACGAAACTGTAGAGCCAATTAGCATTTTAGATTTACCAATTGATCCGGATAAGTTTTTAAATTGGGCAAACTATTACTGGATTGAAGAACGTATGCCAGTGGTATTTTTAACCAGCGGAACAACCGACGCATTAAATGTACAAGCTGATATCATTGGTAAAAAATATTACTCATCGCCGATTCAGGCCAACGGCCGCAATTTAGAATTTAAAAATGGTATGCGAGTAGTGTTTCACCAACGTCCGGGCGTGGCTATTACCAATGGAGATTTAGATGCAGACTTGTTAACCAATGGCACTGATCAACTACATTTGGATTACGAATTTATCAATTACGATAGGGGACTGATTGGGGTCTCTGTTGACGGCGTTATTTTAACACAGGGTGTTGATTATTACATTACCGGAAACCACATTGTTTGGTTAACTGAATTTCCTACATTAAAGGCAGTGCATGTTCATGCGCCAAATTATTATATAACATTAGATGATGAAATTAGATTGCGGTCATGGTTAGTGTACGGCGTTGGCTCCGAAGAGGGTATTCAGTTACTGGGCCTGGCTTCACAATTTACAAATACAGTTTACAGTAAGTTATCAAATGCATTATGGGATCAAGCAGCAGTACCTTGGGATCGTGTAGAATGGGACGGATTTATCCCGGGCATTAACCCAAAAGAATATATTCTGCAAGAGCCGGGCGCACATAACAGAAATGCACATAGTAGAACAAATTGCTGGTTCCATAAATCAACTATACAAACTACAGTTGACTTTCTGGGCATTGAATTTGGCGATATTGCAAACAGCGATAGTCGTGCATTACGCCCAATTGTTGAATTTGAAAACAGTCTCGAGTTATACAATCACGGTACACGTTACCGCGCCTGGCCTACGTTCCTGGTGAATGAGTTGAACATAAGCATTTCAGACTTTTTTAACTTGCCGTTAGTTGATAGCAACACTACAACATTAAATGCAAGATATATGTCATTGCTTGCTAAACTTGACAGACCAGTTGACATTGTTGTACAGACACAAATCAATGCTAATTTCAAGTTGGCATTAAATGCTTCATCAATTCCACAAGACGAACTTATTAAGATTTTAAGTAACCTTGACAAGGATAACGCTGCCGGTAGAATTCCCAAGTATGCAGTTTACAAAATAAACGGCAATAGTATTACATGGATTAAAAACCCACCAGCATCTAACTGGACTATTACCTACAGAATTTCAGGCGTACTATTGTCTGCGTTGCGTATCTTGTGGCTAGCAAAAGATGTAAACATAAACAAAATCTTAAACATTCGACATGATGGCAATGTGACTACCGGAGTGACCAAAGAAATAGCAGTTGACGGTGATGCAGTAGTAATTAACGTAACTTCATCAGCTGATAGACATTACTTAAAAGAGTACCATTGGAAGAATGGTGTAGCAATTCCAGCAACATTCCGCACTACCGCCATTCAACAACCAGTATTTGAAATTTACAGTCGTGACGGCGTCAAGTTAAGTGCAAGTACGCGAACAAAACCTTCAGTGGTTAATAGTACTATTGTTAAAATTAAAACTGGCACACATTTTGATGCTGAGTCTGGTTACTCACTTGACTTTTTACCAACACAGTTTACACAGTTATCAGCTGATAACATGGCAGTAAACAGTATGTACAACATTTTATACGAGCATACTCTTCAAACAACGGCGTCGTATATTGACAGTACTGGAACACAGCAACCTGTGCCTGGCCCGTACTCATTTTGTAGATATGCCAGTGGAGATACAGCTACCGAATTAAGTAATGGCTACCGCCGTGCTTGGTTCAAATTGAAAAGCTGGGCACTTCGTTCACAAAGCGTTGACAGCACAACAACTATACAATTAGACGGTTCAATGTGGCCGGAATATAACTGGGCAGTTAAGATTGTCAATGGGGTAGGTACAGTATTGCACACCGATGACTTTAAAACAGTTGTTGATAATGTAGCAGTAGGCGCACGTGGCCGCGCTGTCTCATTCCAAGTATATCACAATGGCCTACAAACTACAGCAACAGTGCAAGGTCAGGGGTTTGATGCATTTGATGTTCCTGTAGTAGATGGCACAGTTACATTTGTTGTTCCAACAACAGCAGTTGATACGCTAACTGTTTCTGTTGGCTTTATCAGTTTTACTGCTCGCTTAATTGAACTTAAAGATGATCCGCGATTTGTAAAAATTAGATTAAACGGTCTTCCTGTAGATTACACAGTTGATTCAACTGCTTATACAGTTACATTACATGGTCCCGGAATTGCCGAGATTCAACATCAAGGTAATGCTATTGATGGTGATCATATTACTGCTATTCCAGGCATTGATTATAATCCAGAACAGTTTGAAAACTTTGGTGAGATCAGTGTAGCACGAATTATCAAAGGTTTATCTAAGAACATAGCAGTAAACACTGCTGGCACTCGCGAATGGATTGACAGTCCACGATTTAAAACACTTGACGGCATTTACATGGCTGACAACAGTGCAATACGTAGTTCATGGGCAAATTTTGCACTTCAACCCGGCTTACAAGATGTCGTAGTATCGCGCTCATTGAGTGCTTGGAGATGGTACCGTAAGTTTATTGCCAAGTTAGAGGAAGGTAATAGTATCTATGATATTGCGTCCCTGGGAGTTGACAATGCACTTGATCGTGTCTTGGGCGAGCTATTACTTGGTGTAAATTACAGTTCGGCTGACGCAGTATCAGGTATGGCATTTGCACGAGACGGTATGCAGTTAAACACAGTAATTGCCGTTGGCAATGATACTTTTCCAATTGGCTCAACTAACTTGTTTACCAATCCATACGCAGCTGATCATGTGTATGTATACCTAAACGGCAATTTACAATTGACTGGCACTGACTATACAATCATTGGACAACAAGTTGTTTTTAATAGTACTCCAGCAGCTGGTAGTAGTGTTGAAATTTACTTTGCAGAAGAAACAGAAATTTATTCTGGCATCCCAGCGAGCCCTGCTAAACTTGGTCTAGGCGGATTATACATCCCAGGCCTTGTGACTGAAACATGGGGAACAAACAGTCGTACGTTTATACAGCGACACGATGGTTCACGTATCAGTGCATACCTAGATCCAGAATCTGGAGAAGCAACTGCAAGTAATCCATTAAATGCGATTCTATTAGAGCTAGAAAACAGAATTTACAACGCATGTGTTAACACAGTAGGTGAAGCTAATAGACAATATGCATTTAGAAATTATGCAAGTCAAGAAGTGACTGAGTCGCAGTCACGTTCGCAATTAGAATGGTATGCTGTTAATGGAATCGACTACAGAAGTCGTGCCGACTTTGATGCTAACGATTCATGGACATGGAACTATGGTAGTGCAAGTTGGAGAAAGTTATACTTAGACTTTTATGGCACTTATCATTTACATGATGCGCCGTGGGAAGCATTGGGTTACGATAACAAGCCATTATGGTGGGACACACACTACTCGTGGACTGATGCAACAAAGCGTCCAGCACTTGAATTGGCACTGTATTTTGGTATCTTAAATGAACCAAGTAGTGCAGCATTCATTGATCCAGCATTTGTACATCCACACAGTTCTTTCCCGGTTGACACAGCCGGCAATTTACTAAGCCCATTCGAAGCCGGCATCGCATCGCCAACAGTAGACGAAGCACAACAGCCCTGGGAAATTGGCGCAATGGGTCCTGCCGAGATGGCCTGGAGACGCAGTGTAAGCGGTACTTGGAGTAATGTGCTTCATTCACTTGATCGTTACGATTTAGCCAATGAGTTTTTTGATAGCTCAATTAATCCGTTCATTCAAACAGTAAGCAACAACAGTACTGCACCTAAAGGCACTGGCAGCATTGCGCCAGATCAGTTTTTATATACACGAACTCTAATTGGTATTGGTGCTGTAATATTTGAAGGTTACAGGGAGTTTAATTTATTAGGTGAAACACCATTAAATGATTTATTGGCAATTGGTACAAAGTTGGAGTTTAGTGTAGGTGGATTTACTGACGGTGTTATTACACTAAAAATGCCGTACTCTAAATTTCAAGACAATGAGTATGTACCTGACAATGATTTTGGTTTAACATTAAGTAATGGCGTTCCAAAGGAACAGTTACGTTATACATCGGTTAGAGTTGAAAAGGATGATGTTGGATTCCGGGTGTACGGATTTGATCCAGCGCAACGATTCTTTAAAGTATTAACTCCAACAACAAATGCATTATCAAACGGATATCCTACGACACGTAAACAGTTGGTGACTAGCTATGGTACCTTTGTTGAATACTTGAGTTGGAACACTACGCCAATTACAGTTCCGTATGGTTCGTATGTTTCAAACAAGCAAGACCTTATTACATTATTGATGGGCTTGGGCGAATATCAGACCAGTCGTGGATTGATACTTGACAGCTTAAATAATCGCGGCACTGTTACTAATTGGAAGCAGGCAGCAATTGATGCAATAGCTTGGATTGAAGAGCAATGGGGCGATGAACACTTCTGCGTAGTTGGCGTTGCAACGACTGATGGTTTAAAACTATATCATGAAATGGGCGCACTAAGCAGATTAGATGCTGATCTTGGCCGTACTGGTAAAGTGTTGTATGCGAATGGACGTTCAGCAACAGCAGCAGAACTATTGATTACTCGAGATGCCGAGCCAAACATTGATAAGATTTCCCCATTGACTAGCGAACAAGTGGTATTTGTTAACTTTGAGTTACAGTACCATGATCATGTATTCTTTATCAGTAACAAAACTAAATTTGGCGATTTGATTGCTGACCTGCAAACAGATAACAGACTACAAGACTTAACGATTTCTGGACGTAGAACTTACAACTGGACTGGCCGCCCATCTGCATTAGGTGTAATACCACAGCAGTATAGCACACTACCGGGGTTTGATACCCTGGTCAATGATATTGTTGCAAGTCATATGCCCGAGCGTGTAGCATTTGATACACTAAAAACTGATATTGCTCGGGGCAATGTAATTCCGTCAAAGAAAAGTGTTATTGCTGATATTGTGCAAGACAGTACAAGTGCTTATCTATATCGTCAAGGGCTTCAAAGTGCAGTTGGCACAAACTTGGCCATTGATGCATTGTTTAGAAACAGAAACATTGACATTCCGGGCAACGAACAAGATATTGGAGTTAACGAACAGTGGATGTTCAATAATGGAGAATTTGGAAATTTATCAAACAAGAAAATTTGGGAGATAGAACTTCGTAAAAAAGATTTGACAAGCAACAGACAGATTGTACGATTCAGAGACGATGCGCTGGGTGCCACAGATTTGCGTAGCGACAACATCATTGATATTGTTGGCAAAGCTGATCCACGTTGGGTGTCTCGCCCAAGCAATTACTTGTTTAAAACAATTAATAGAGATGAGATTGATAAAAATTATAGCAAGTCGCAAAACTGGTTGCCAAGTGCAGGTATTGCAGACGTAGCCAAAACTGATATTGAAATAATGCAACTGAGCGAGCTTACATTTGATAAGTTGCTTGAAGTAGAACGTTCTGCGGAACTATTTAATGCACAATCATTCAGTCGATATAACGACTACAACCCCGGCGACCATGTTTGGAATCAGGGTAAATTTTACAGTGCAACAGTACGTATTATTGGTTCTGCTGTTAGCGCATTTGATAGTACTCAGTGGGCTGAAATAACAGTTGCGGGCACTATGTTGCCTTCAATTTGGATAAGTGACTATATCTTTGCACCACAGGGCTACGGCTGGAACGTATTACAGGCATTTGCTCCTGCATACGTTGAAGAAATTTGCCCAAATGCAATTGACACAGGCTTAAATGAAAGTAAGGCTTCGTTTGCAAGCCCGCATAGATTAGCAGTTGGGGACTCGTTCATCATTGGCGGCACCAATGATGGAAACTATAATGCAGTTCATCGAGTAGAAGCAGTAGTAGATGATTATAACGTGTTAATTGCAGCGCGAAGCACAAGCAACAAAGTTGTTTATAATGCAGTCGCATTCAAGTTAAGCTCTGTTAAGTTTAACACCGACGTAGAGTTTCTAAATTCAACGCTGACATTCAGTGCTGGCATGTTGGCATACATTGACTACGGTGACATCGAAGGCAGCTATAAAATATATACATTTACTGGAGATGGAGCGGTAAGTGAATTAGAATACACCATTGAGAATTATAGTCCCACAATGGTCGATAGTGGCGCAATTTATCAAGTGCAGTTGTTTGATTATCAAACAGAAAACTTGATACAAACGCTTGAAGTGTTTGATCCATACAAGGGTTTAACCATTGACGATGTTGCACAGTTTATTGACTTTAAACAATTGCCCGACCCGGCCAGTTACAATGTTAACGAATTGGGTATCTTAGACGAATACAATTCGGCACCTTGGGGTGCTGCCCAAATTGGCAAGCTATGGTGGGATCTTGACAAAGTACGCTACATTGAATATGAACAATCGGGTAATTTACAATACCGTGCTAACCATTGGGGAGAACGCTTTGCCAACAGTGAAGTTGCTATCTACGAATGGGTAGCAAGTGCTGAATTGCCAACTTTAGATATTGCTCCAGATGCGTATTTAGATACAAGCGGCAATGCCAACGGACAAATTAGATACAGTGAAATTACAATCACTGATTCAACTTCCGGGGCAACCACAACCACTTATTATTACTGGAAGCGTAGCCCTTCTATAGTACCAGCTGGCGGTAACAGAACATACTCAGCAGCAGCTATTGAATCTGTATTGAATAATCCAGATTTAAACGGTGTTGCTTGGTTAGCACCAATTGACACTAATGCATTTATTATTGCTAACATTGCCGGGATGTTTGGCAATAGAGACCGAGTAATTTTACGTATTGAGCAAAATATAAATCCAGAGCAATCACATGCTAACAGCGTATTAGTAACAGAAAACGTTGATATCATCGATGACTTCTTATATCAACGATTGTCGTCGAGTGTAGTTGGCCGCGACAATTACAGAGAAGCATATAAGTTAAATGAATATACTGTTGGCACGCAATACTTTAAAGGCGATTACGTGTACATCAAAGATAATGGGACTGATATCACTACCAATGTGTACGGCGACGACGACTACCCAATACTTCAAAACTTCGATGATACCCGCAATGATGTTAATACTGTTAGACGGTCGTTGTCTGCCAATCATAAAATTTATGTAGCTATCAATGATTTCATTGCTATTGGACTTGAACAAGATATCGTTAAACGAACTATTATTAAAAGTGCGGCCAGCGCCTTAATTAAAGATCCATACGAAAATTCCAATGGCTATTACGCAGTTGTAAATACCCGTCGCAAAGTGCCTGACGCCAGTTTGCATCCTTTACGTCGATTTGGCAATGCGTATGTGCCACGCCCACAATCTTGGTTTAAAGATATTATTGCAGCCCGTCGAACTCTTATTGTTGCAGCCAATGACTATTTGTTAAACATCGATACAGTAAGTAAGTTTAACTGGGATAGATACTTGTTAAAGTATCAGCCATTGAACGGTTATTACGAAAAGGATCTAACACAGTACTGGTATTATACAGACTATATTGTTGCGGGTTACATAGTTGGAAATGAACAAGTGCAACTTCGTTCAGCAGACATTGGCTCACTTGACAATACTATAACGAACTTTAGTATAGTGGACGATTATGGAAATGTCATCGAAGCTTATACCAAGTCGGGCAATAACTTGACACTAATGTATCGTAAAAATGGTACAATACAGTTTTCAAACGCAATCTGGGACGGTAGCTTAAATGATGCATGGGACAAGTTGCCATGGGACAAAACATATTGGGATGAAGATATTAGTGAAGTAGTGGAAAGTATCCTACGTGCCCTACGTAAAAATATTTTTGTCGGGGAAGATATCAACTACTTTAACAAGTTATTCTTTGCATTGGTCAAAGAAAGTTTGTCACAGATTTCAAACGCAGATTGGGTCGTAAAAACAACATATCTTGATGTGTTCCAGACCAGCGAGCGTGAGCTAGAAAAGGTGGGTACATACTACAACAAGAAAGATAAGTTAATTATCAAGTACATTGATGAAGTTAAACCGTTCCACAGTAAAATTGTTGAAGCAAACAAGCTAAACAATGCACAGCAAGACATTATAGTAAGCATGGGAGAAGCAGTTACGCTGAATGTAACTACTCGTTCAATGATAACTGACGAAAATGGCAATCCAATTACTACCGAAGATGGTAGAAAACTATCACCAATTGTAGCAGTAATTGTGCAAGACTTGATTGAACAATAAAGTGGGTTATTTTAACTACGCTAAATATCATTATGAACATAACATCTTTACCAGTTAAAATTACAACTCACATTGTGATTACAGATGCTGATACCGGGCAAGTCTTGCGAGAAGGCCAAAACGCTATACATCAAGAGAATATGAGCCAAGTGTTGGCCACTGCTCTTGCCCGTGGAACTAACAGCTTTATTAGCGAAATGCATTTTGGTAAAGGGGCAAGTGTTACTGCAATTGACGGTTCTATTTCATATAGAACGCCGAACGTGTTCGGATCAAATGCAGAACTGTACAATCCAACATACTTTACAGTTGTTGACGCTCAGGACTTAAATAACCCAGACTCAGCTAATAATAATCTAACAGTTACACACACTACAGGAACAACCTATAGTAGTACTGTAGTAACAGCAACATTAGATTATGACGATCCGATAGCAAGTGACAGTGTTTTTAACATTGTTAACAGCACCGAAGACAGCTTGAATGCAACTACAAGTGTAGATGGCGAAATGGTGTTTGATGAGATTGCATTGAAAACAAAAGGGACAGCAGGTTTAAATTCTGGAAATTTACTAACGCACTTTATATTTCACCCAGTTGAGAAAAGTCACAATCAGCGTATACAGATAGTATACACGCTAAAAGTTCAAGCTGGTTAAACCAAATTTAAACTAAATATACAAAGGCATTAAGCCAAAAGGACATGAAGAAATGGCATACGAAGTAAACAAAGCAAACGGTGATGTGTTAGTTAACCTAATCGACGGGGAAATTGACAATACATCAACCAGTTTAAACTTATTGGGCAAGAACTATCTTGGCTATGGCGAGCTGATCGCTGAAAACTTTGTTCATTTGCTAGAAAACTTTGCAAGTAGCATTGAACCAATTAGTCCAGTAACTGGCCAACAATGGTTTGACACTGGTGAACGTAGACTTAAATTAAACACAGACAATTCAAATTGGAAGACAATTGCATTTTTGGCTGCGCAAAATTCTGTCCCACCAATTGGAACTTCAATTCGCGGCGACTTTTGGTACGACACTGCAAACAACGCTATTAAGATTTACACAGCCGACGTAACTTTACCGGGCACAAATGGCAACGGTTGGATGAACGTTGGTGCATTCCAAGGCAACCGTGAAACTGCAACTGGTATGGCATTCTTAGACTTGTTAGATACTAACAGCGGCTTACATAAAGTTGTTGCGCTATATGCAATGGGTGTATGCGTTATGATTATTAGTTCTGATGCTGACTTTACTATTGCTAATTCACACGCAGTCCCGGGCTTTGACGAGATTGGTAAAGGTATTAACATGAACACCAGCGGTCGTGACACCACAGGCTTTGATACAAATGCGTTTAAGTTACGCGGTATTAGTATGGAAGCTGAATTTGCTGACGTTGCTGAAATTTATGTAGGCGATGCCAGTTACGAACCTGGAACGCTTGTTTCTTTAGGTGGCATTGCAGAAGTAACACAAACAACAGAATTTGGCGATACAAACATTTTTGGTATTGTATCAACACGTCCAGCTTACTTGATGAACTCAAAGCAAAAGCGCGAAAAGAATGCATTACCAATTGCAGTTGCTGGACGTATTCCAGTTAAGGTAAAGGGTGAAGTTAAACGTGGTGACAGACTAGTTGCCAGTGACGTCCCGGGTGTTGCACAGGCTGCACCAGTGGATGTAGCAAGCTGGGCAATTATTGGACGTAGCTTAGACAACTTTACTGGTGCTGATATTGGTAAAGTTGAGGCTGTAATCGGAGCACGATAATGGCTATTCAGCGTAAAAAAATTACCGCTGAAGACCTAAACAAATTGGCATCTGATGTCAATGAATTGTTTGGCGATACCCATGCAGGTGAAGGGCCATCCACAGACACTCAAACTCAAGACGATATTCGTTGGGGCTGGGGAGGTGAGAACGTTGAACATGTGCAGCCAAAGCAAAAGCTAACGGCCGCCTTTACTAACGAATTAGTTAATCGTATTAACCTGAGTACATTAAGAACTAACAGTACAGATCAAGAACTTGTTATTGTTTCGCAGGGCGAAAAAGTAACAGCAGAATTTTTTAATACAGCAGCGAATCTATTAGATTCAGCAAGAAACTCTCGTAACGAAGTTGATCCAGCATTAACTTCGTTGACAACTATTCGAACAGTTACAAGCACAGTAACTCAATGGAGACACCAGCTCGAAAACGTGGTTGAATTTGATTTTGAAGGATACGAAAGTGCTCGGCACTTTTTTAACGCTGGCGGCGATATTCGTCTGGCATTTTCAATTGTAGACGGCAGCGGCCAAGGTTACGGAACCTGGCGCAGTATTTTCACTGATCAGGGCACATTACGCTTAAACGTTGATACCATGCAAAGTTTAAACAACCGTGGTATTAGCCAAGACGTTGGATTCGCAGAGTTAGTACTTGGTGAACAATTGCTTTACACTAGCCCGCAAGGTGGTGGAGGCGGCTATGGTGGCTATGGTGGCTATGGTGGCTATGGTGGCTATGGTGGCTATGGTGGC